TGGTTTAACCCTAGTAAGGGTTTTGGCTTCATCAATCAAGACGATGAAAGTAAAGATGTTTTCGTTCATTCAAATGAACTCAATGGTGTTTATATTAATGAAAACGATAAAGTAGAATTTGATATAGTTAATGCGGAAAAAGGCCTCTCAGCTAAAAATATTAGGCTGCTCTAATCATCCCCCTATATATTAGTAATTTAAGATAGAGTTTTATTAAGTATTTTTCTGTTTTTATCATTATGAAAGGAGTGAATGCAGATTGAAGTACCCATAGCAGATTTAAGAAAGAAACGTATATTTGTTGCTACACCAATGTATGGCGGTATGTGTAGTGGAATGTATACGAAAGCTTGTTGTGACTTAGCAACGACCGCCACCAAATATCAAATAGATTTAAAATTCTTTTATCTTTTTAACGAATCCCTAATTACAAGAGCACGAAATTATTGTACAGATGAGTTCTTGAGATCTGATTATACACATCTCATGTTCATCGATGCTGATATTAATTTCGATCCTCAATATGTTCTTACATTAGCAGCATTATGTGATGACGAACATCCAATTATTGGTGGAATATATCCTAAGAAATGTATTGCTTGGGAGAAGGTTCGTAATGCAGTAGATAAAGGATTGGGTGATGATGACCCGATGTTGTTAGAGAGATACACTGGGGATTTTGTTTTTAATCCAGTAGGGGGAGAACAAACAATTTCTTTATCAGAACCCGTACAAGCTTTGGAAATTGGAACTGGGTTTATGATGATACAACGTGAGGTATTAGAAAAATTTGCAAAAGAATATCCTAAGTTTCGATATAAACCCGATCATAATCGCTCAGAACATTTCGATGGTTCCAGATATATTCATGCATTTTTTGATACAATTATTGATAATGATCAATGGATGGGTGAAGGTAAATCTGAAAACTCAGATCGTTATCTATCTGAAGATTATATGTTTTGCCAATTAGCACAAAAGATTGGCATTAAAACTTGGTTATGTCCATGGATGAAATTATCGCATGTTGGAACATATGTGTTTTCTGGTAACTTGCCAGATATGGGTGCATTAGAATATGCGGCACATGGATATGATACCGAGAATAGACCTTTCTTAGAAGATAGAAAAAAGAAGTTATCTTCTCAAGGCAAGAATAGAAAGGAACGTAGAAAACTCGCTGCCAGTAAACGCAAAGAGAAAAAGCCCGGGAAGCCCGGTTATACCAAAAGCCCTAACCATTTATAAAAAATATGATTATACATAATGAGACTGTTGAGACATTAAAGAACTTTGCCGAGATTAATCAAAGTTTGGTTATTAATACCGGCGATGTTATTAAGACAGTTAGTGAACAAACAAATGTGTTGGCGAAAGCGAAACTTAGTCAGAGCTTCGCACAAGATTTTGCGATCTATGATCTCAATAAATTCTTGGGCGTTCTTTCTTTGTTTACAGAACCACAATTTGAATTTAGTGAAAAATCTGTAAAGATTCAATCAAGTGTTGATGCAAATAATTATACAGCTGGTGATTCAATTGCTGAATATCAATTTGCAAATATGTCTTTGTTTGAAAACGAAAAAAAGATTCTTGAAAAAGATATTGAGTTACCTTCCGAAGATGCTTCATTCAAGCTTGAAGAGAAGTATTTTATTGCTATTATGAGAGCAGCATCAGTTATGAGTCTCCCCGAGATTGCTGTTATAGCGAGCGACGGCAAACTCAAAATGCAAGCAATCGATTCCAAAACATCCGTTGATAGTTTCGCGGTTGATTTAGGAAATTCTAATTCTAACTTTAAAATGATTTTTAAGATAGAGAACCTTAAACTTATGAGAGGCACTTATGATGTGAGAATATCAAATAAAGGTCTCGGACATTTTAAAAATACAGATAAAGAATTAGAGTATTGGATTGCAACTGAACAAACAACATAAGGATTATGTCAGATAATATATTATGGGTTGAGGCGTATAGACCTCAAAGGGTATCAGACTGTATTCTCCCTAGTCATTTGAAAGAACCATTTCAAGCATTTGTAGATAAAGGCAATATTCCTAATCTATTATTGAGTGGAGGACCAGGTGTAGGGAAGACAACAATTGCTAAAGCAATGTGTAAAGAAATCGGTTTAGATTATCTTGTTGTGAATGGCTCACAAGAATCAGGGATAGATTTATTGAGAGTTAAATTAGAAAATTATTGTAGTAGTGTTTCGTTATTAGGTGGTAGAAAAGTTGTAATTATTGATGAGGCGGATTATTTAAATCCCCAATCAACCCAACCTGCATTAAGGGGGTTTATTGAAAGATTCTCGGAGAATTGTAGTTTCATTTTTACCTGCAATTATATACATAGGATTATTGATCCTATTCATTCTCGGACCTCAGTTATTGAGTTTAAAATAGATAAAAAGGATGCCCCTAAAATAGCATCTCAAATGTTAGATAGGGCAAAAGAAATTCTTGATGAAAGCAATGTCAATTATAATGAGAAGGTTCTTGTTGAATTGATAATGAGGTATTATCCAGATTTTAGGAGGACATTAAATGAATTACAGCGATACAGTAGTACAGGAGGCATTGATAGTGGGGTTCTCAGTCAATTGGGTGATACTAACTTCCTTGCTCTTATTAATGCATTAAAAGAAAAGAATTTTACCAATGTTCGAAAATGGGTAAATGATTCAAGTCATACAGATCCAAGGAATATATATAGACAGTTATACGATAATTTACATGAACATTTAACATCTAATACGTTACCACCAATTATTTTATTGTTAGCAGATTATCAATATAAATCTGCATTTGCCGCCGACCAACAAATTAATTTAACAGCATGTTTGATTGAGATAATGGTTGAAGGGAATTGGCAATGAATCCATTTGATTTTGTAAAAGATATAAACTATAAGAAGAAGGATTTACTGAAAGATGATCCTGATGGACAATTCGAACGTGAATACAAGCCATTTTTAATTAATAGAACATTAAGTTTTACCTCCGATACGGCCCTTTATGCTAATGAAATGAACATACGCCCATTTCTAGATAATAAACTTCAATACCATTATTTGCTAAATATCATCAGACCCAAGAACAGATTTGGTCGATGGTTAAAGGCTGAGAAGTACGAAGCTATAGATCTTATCGTTGAATATTATGGATATTCCTTTCAAAAAGCAAGAGAGGTCATTGATATATTCACAGATGAAGATTTAAGTACGCTCAAGCAAAAATTATTTACAGGTGGATTGAAGGAGCATGATGAGTATAGAGGTCGAAGCACTCGTTGAAATCAAATTAAAACAACCCGATGATTTTTTAAAAGTAAAAGAGACTTTAACAAGGATTGGTGTAGCGTCTAAGAAAGATAAGACGTTATATCAGAGTTGTCATATTTTACATAAGCAAAGTCGATATTATATTGTTCATTTTAAAGAGTTGTTTATGTTAGATGGAAAACCATCTAATTTTTCTGATAATGATGCAGCGAGACGTAATACAATAGTTAATTTATTATCAGAATGGGATTTAGCACAAATTGTTGATAATGACAAGGTTAAAGATAATATAGTTCCAATTAATCAGTTAAAAATTATATCTTTTAAAGAAAAAGATGAATGGAACTTAGTAGCCAAATATAATATTGGAAATAAAAAAAACGATGATGTTAAAGTTGAAAATACATAAAATATATGATGATGTTACCCTTCCAAGCTTTTCTACAATAGGATCCGCATGTTTTGATATACATGCATATTATAAACCTGAATTAGGATATAAAGTTTGGAACGATGATAGGAAGAAGTTTATTGACAGAAAAGATTCTTCCATCACAATACATCCATTTCAAAGGGTATTAATTCCAACCGGAATGATCTTAGATATTCCGCCGAACCATTCAGTAAGGATACACCCAAGATCTGGAACAGCAATTAAACAAGGTTTGAGCTTAATTAATTGTGAAGGAGTAATTGATTATGATTATGTGGAACCATTATTTATTGCTTGCGTAAATTTATCAGAAGTTCAAACAATCATTATAAATAATGGTGATAGGATCGCTCAGGGCGAACTTGTCGAAATGATTCATTATGATATTGATGAAACATCTACTAAACCTCCACAAAAAACCGACCGCGATGGTGGTTTTGGGAGTACTGGTAAATGACAAATTTTGTTGATGATGCAAAATGGGGCTGGAAAGAACGCATGGAAAGACCTCATGGCATAGCAGGACATAGTTATGATTTTCTAGTTTATGATAGAGTTATAACAGATCCTGAAACAGGTAAGTATACAATCGACGAGGTCGGTGAGTATACTGCCGATTCCATATTAGAGTTAATATGGATTATTCTTAAACATCGGTTTGAACATCTGCTCGCTGGCGAGGGATGGAGAGACTGATAATCTTGCTTAATTAAAGGAGATAATATGTTACATACAAACGCAATTTCACTGTTCAATAATCCCAAACATTTTGAAACCATGTTACAAACCTCATTAGGGTTTGAACACATGTTTGACAGATTATTTGGGGACTTATCTAATTTTCACCAACAAAATTCTTCAGGTTACCCACCTTATAACTTGAAAAAAGAAGGAGAACATTATATAATAGAGTTAGCAGTTGCTGGACTCAGTGAAAAAGATATTAAAGTGAACGTGGAAGCCGGCGTTTTAACCGTCGAGTCAACAGGTACGAATTCTTTAGCTAAAGAGTCAGAAAATGAATTTCTTCATCAAGGAATTGCAAGACGAAATTTCAAACGTTCTTGGACTCTTTCCGATGATATTGTTATTAAGGGAGCAGCTCTTAATAATGGTATGCTAACAGTTTCAATGGAAAAGATTATTCCGGAGGAACAAATGATTAGACAAATTCCGATTGTTACAAATCAGGAATAAATTCGACGGGGTCGTTGGGATAAATACTATCAAACCAACGACCTCATAATAGGAGTGAAAGTGAACGAAGCTGAAGATATTAGAGTCGCACAGAACTTTACTTTACCTGAATTAATTAAAAGTTCAACAGCAGACAGAATGGGTATTAGTAATGAACCTGCTACAGATCAAGTATTAGTTAATCTTACTAACGTAGCGAATCATATTTTACAACCGGTCCGAGATAAGTTTGGTCCGATTCGTGTAAATAGTGGTTACAGAGGTCCTGATTTAAATAAGGCCGTGGGTGGATCAAAAACTAGTCAACACTGTAACGGTGAAGCGGCAGATTTTGAATGTTCCAAAGTTGGCAATAACGAATTAGCAGAATGGGTCAAAGATAACTTAGAATTTGATCAATTAATTTTAGAATTTTATCAGCCAGGCAAACCATCAAGTGGATGGGTGCATTGTTCTTATAAAACAGATGGCAATAATCGTGGAAAGGTTATGACAGCTTTGAGGGTCAACGGTAAGACCTCTTACAAGACAGGATTAATCAAATGAGGATTTTAAATGAAATATCTCATACTATGTTATCTCCAAATTCTCTATACAGTTGGTGCCTTTAGAGATCGAAGATGTTGGATTGATGACCAAATATTATGGTGTTATAGTAAGTTAGAAGCTTGCGGACACAAAGTAGAACGATACTATAACAAAAATACTAAATGAAATTTTATACCAATGTACATCAGATTGGTGATCATATATTAGTAAGAGGATATGAGAATGGTCAGAAGTTTGATGATCGCGTTGAATACCATCCTACTATCTTTATACCTTCCAGAGAAAAATCCAAATATAAAACTATTGAAGGAAAACCTTTAGCTCCTATTAAACCAGGAACAATAAAGGAAACCAGAGATTTTATTCGTAAGTATGACGGAGTTGAAAACTTTCAAATACACGGAATGAATGCTTATAGGTATAGTTGGATATATGATAACTTTCCAAAGGATAAGGGAATTGATTATGATTTTTCCTTATTAACAATTGCAACTATTGATATCGAAGTTGGCTCCTCACATGGATTTCCAGATCCTACATCTGCGATTGAAGAAGTACAAGCGATTACCATTGGGACTGGTGGAAAATATTCTGTTTTTGGTTGTGGCGAGTTTAATAGTAATGATGAGAATGTAGAATATTTTCAATGTTCAGATGAAAATCATTTAATTCAAGAATTTATTTCATTCTGGGAAAGACTATCACCAGATATTATTACAGGCTGGAATATACAAGGATTTGATATTCCTTATTTGTATAATAGAATAGTTAGATTATACAGTGTTAAAGAAGCACGCAGGTTATCTCCATGGAACAGGATTCATGAAAGGGTTACCAATTTTCGTGGAAAGGAAGTTATCTTTCATGATCTCATCGGAATTGCCGTTATCGATTACATTGATGTTTATAGAAGGAATGCTCCTCCAGCGGAAAGTTATAGGTTAGATTATATTGCTTCAATTGAATTAGGAGAAAGAAAATTATCGTTTGAAGAGTATGGTAACCTTTTTACATTATACAAAGAAAATTTCCAAAAGTTTATTGAATATAATATTAAAGACGTACAACTAGTTGAGCGATTAGAAGAAAAGAAAAAGTTAATTGAAATGGTTGTCGCTCTTGCATACGAAGCAAAAGTAAATTATCAAGATACATTTGGAATGGTTATGATGTGGGAAGTGATCCTCGCAAATGACTTAATGAATAGAAATATTGTAGTCCCACCAAAGAAAGATAATACAAAGAATAAGGCATATACTGGCGCGTA